TACAATAGAAACTATATTAATTCTAAATAAAGGTAGTGGTTATACACGTGCAACAGCAAGAATAGTAACACCTCTTTATGGGTTTGATACTGTATCAGCATTATCAACTGATGTTGAAGCAATATTAAGACCTATTTTATCACCTAAAAATGGGCATGGTTATAATTTTGAAACTGAATTACTATCTAGAAGAGCACATGTATATACATCTTTAACTGATACTGATAATATAACTATACCATCATCAAATGTGTATACTAGAATAGGTATTGTAAAAAATCCAGAATTTACATCTAATACAGATTTATTTGATAACAGATTAAAACTTACACTTAGTTCAAGCATTTTAACTGTTGGTGAAACTGTGACTCAAAGTTATCAACAACCTATTTCATTTTCCTCTGAAGTTCATGCTGTTGATGGAAATATAGCATATTTGTGTAATTATCACGGACCATATAGAACGTATCCTTCTGCAAACAGTTCTGCAGAAGGATATGAAGATATTCCAATAAACATAAAGAGTTCTATTATATCATCTCAAAATCAGATATTGAATATAAATAACATTATAAGACCGAATTACATCCAGAAAACTGGGGATGTATATTATGTAACTAATTTTGTTCCGATCACTCGAACAACTACTTCGAATGAAGAATATAAGATCGTATTAGAATTTTAAGGATAAAAAATGCCAATTCGCACTAATCTAAATGAGTCTCCATACTATGATGATTACGATATTACTAAACAGTACCATAGAGTTTTATTCAGACCTGGTTATGCAGTTCAAGCAAGAGAACTGACTCAGCTTCAAACAATTCTACAAAATCAAGTAGAACAATTTGGTGATAATATCTTTAAAGAAGGTAGTATTATTAAAGGGTGTAACTTTACTGAATTATCAGCATTAAGTTATGTAAAAGTAACAGATACTGCGGTCAATATCATAAATCCCCTGTTAGAAATAACAGTAAATGAACTTGTTGGTGGGATTGATCCAGAAACTGGAATTGAAACATTTTATGAAATTGAAGGTGCTATAACTGGGCTGAAAGCATTGATTATAGCTGCGGCATTTGGTTTTGAAACTAATGATCCCGATTTAAATACATTCTTTATTAATTATCTAAATTCAAACGAAGCACAAGAAAAAGTTTTTGATCAGAATGAAACTTTAGAAATTTATAGATATACAATAACTGATGATGTAACAAGTGTCGGTGTAAAAGTAGCAGAATTTTCAGTGACATCAAGAGCAAATCATGTTGGAAAATCATTTGGTGTACAATCTGCTATAGGTATTACATATCAAAAAGGTCACTTCTTATATGCCAAAGAACAAATTGTAATACTAACAAAGTACACAAATGTACCAAATAACATTTCAGTTGGTTATAGAGTAAGGGAAAGCTTAATTAGCCCTCTGACCGATAATACACTCTATGATAATTCGATTGGTACACCTAATTTTAATGCCCCTGGTGCAAACAGATTAAAATTAGAACCTGTACTTATTGCAATTTCAACCGTGGAAGCAGATGGAGATCCTACATTCTTTACACTTGCCCGTTATATTAACGGAAGTGCTGTTCAGGTTAGAGACGTTTCTCAGTATAATGTACTTGGTGAGGAAATGGCTCGTCGTACATTCGAAGAATCTGGCAATTATATTGTGCGCGGCTTTAAAACAAAAGTTATCAACACCGCAAATGGAGCTATACAGGCAGCAGTGGAACCAGGTGTAGCATATGTCAAAGGCTATAGAATAGAAACTAAGGGCGAGATCTTTGTTCCTATTGACCAATTGGAACTTTCTGATACTGAGACACAAGCAAATCAACCTGTATCTTTCAATTACGGATCATATGTTGATATTGCAAATACAGATTCAATGGGAACACTTCCAGTTGGAACATACGCAACCGCTTCTCTAAAAAATATTAGTAATACTACAATTGGTACTGTAAGAGTAAGAAACTTTACCCCAGATAGAGTATATGTTTCAAACATCAGAATGGGTGCAAATAATTTTAGTGATGTAGCTTCTATTGATGGAGCTGCAGGTTCTGTAAAAATTATTCCTACTATAAAACAGAAAAGTAATGACACTTCAATTTTTAATGTCGGTGAAACATTTCTTAAAAGTGTAACAGATATCAGTATTCCCGTAAGAAAAGCAAGAGCATTAACTAATATTGCAGACACGTTTACTTTGACTTCACTCTCGGGTGAAGATTTTAATGTTCAACTCGATGATACCCTTATTGTAGATACAACACAAGATAATCTTCAGATATCCAGTATTGTAAAAGATAGTTCAACTCAATTGACTATTAATTTAGTGGCAGGCCAAACACCAGCTGCTACAGGGACTATTTACTACAATTCCAGAGTACAACTTGCAGAACCATACGACAAATTAGATACAACACTTTATGTCAAAGCAACATTCTCTGCTGGAACAACAAAATATAGTCTTGGTTTCCCAGATGTGTATCAATTAGTAAGCATAACAGATTCTGGAAGTAATGATGTTACTAATAGTTTTAGATTAATAGAAAATCAGCAAGATCATTACTATGATCTTTCATACATTGAATATATACCTGGTCGCCCAGTTCCTGCCAATGGTCTTATGACCATTAGAGTAAAAGCATTCAAAGTAAGTACTGCAACAGGATCATATTTCTTTACAGTTGATAGTTATCCAAATACAATAGATCTAAGTTATATTCCTTCATATAAAACATCATCTGGCACAACATTAAATCTAAGAGATTGTGTAGACTTTAGACCACATGCAGCAAATACTGTAGCATATGCAAGTGCCGAAGTACTGGGAACAGCTCCTACTGTAAGCACAGCCGTAGGTGCAAATCCTACGTTTACTGGTACTTTCTTAATACCAGCGCTTAATTCTGCGGCAACACTTGATTACGAATATTATCTTAATAGAACTGATATTATAACAATAGATTCGTATGGTAAATTTTCTGCAACAAAAGGTAAACCTTCAAGAAAATCTCGGTCACCTACTATCGGTGACGATAAATTAGTCATTTCAGAAATTTACGTACCCGGGTTTCCTGCCATATCTTCTGATAGAGCATCACAGGAAAATAAACCAGCATTGGCAATAAAATCCAAGACTTTGGGCGCGAAAACATATACGATGAAAGAAATCGGAGATCTTGACAGTAAAATCAGTAAACTTTTCTACTATATGTCCGTATCATTATTGGAAGCATCTACACAAAATCTAAATATCACAGATGAAGCTGGTATTACTAGATTTAAAAATGGTATTCTCGTAGATCCATTCAATGATTTATCAATAGCAGATGTTAAGAATCCAGAATTTAATGCATCACTAGATTTTACAGAAAAATCACTTTTACCTGCTGTTAAAACAATACCTATTAATCTAAAATATAAAACATCCTCGAATGTTTCATTACACCCAAGTAGTGCAGAAATAGATGCTGCAACTCTTGCAACATCAATTAACACACCGTTAATTACACAACCTTATGCAACAAGCTTTAGAAATTGTGTAAGTAATTTCTATGACTATATTGGAACTGGTTTCTTATTTCCAGAATATGATGGTGCATATGATACTGTAACAGCACCATCTCCAAATATAAACATTGACATTGCAACACCATTTATTGAATATACTGAAGCACTACAGGAATTTGTACCATTAACTTCAACTCAATCAACTTTGCTAGAATCACGTATAGAAGAAATTGGAAGAACAACTTCAGGCAAAGGTAAAGGTCGAAGTACTACCGTTAGCACACAGCAAACTGATATTATTCAAGATATAACTCGTTCCCTTCAAGTTTCCGAAGGTCGTGTTAATGAGCAAAATCTAGGTGAATTTGTTACAAACTTCAACTTCAATCCATTTATGAGATCAAGAGAAGTTAAAATCTTGATGCACGGTTTAAGACCAAATACACGTCATTATTTCTTCTTTGATGATATTGATGTGAATTCAAGTGTTATCCCTGGCTTAGTTCCTTCATCAGATTCTGTTCGTGATGTAGTTGCAAAAGGGACTACAGTTGCAAGTGTCATTACAAATTCTAATGGTAGTCTTGCAGCAATATTCACAATACCATCTGCAGCATTCTATGTCGGCGATAGAGTTCTATTGGTATCTGATGTTGATAATATAGATTCTGTATCATCTGCAGGAACATCTGGTGGTTCAATTACTTATAGAGCATATAATTTCTCTGTAAATAAGCAAAGTCTAACTCTCACGACACGTGAACCTGAAATAAGAGTTTCAGAAACTTCAACAACTAGAACTGTAGTAAATAGACCTGTAGCAGTAACTACAGGAAACTCTGATCCACTAGCACAAACATTCTTTATAAAATCTGCAATGGCAAACGGAGCAGATTGTATCTTTGCTTCACGTGTTGACTTGTTCTTCAAGAGAAAAAGTGTTACCAACGGTGTCACAGTCATGCTAAGAGAAGTCATTAATGGCTATCCAGCTGCGGAAATAATACCTTTCTCTAAAGTGCACTTAAATGCAAGTGATGTTGCAATTTCAGATAATGGTTTGACTGCAACATCTGTATTCTTCAAAGCACCTGTAAGACTTGATGTTGAAAAAGAATATGCAATTGTTATTATGCCTGATGCAGGTGATCCTGATTATCTAATATATACTTCAAAGGTGGGTCTAACTGATCTAATTACAGATTCTCCTGTAGTTATGGACTGGGGTGACGGTGTTCTATTCACTTCTACAAATAATAGAGCATGGCAGTCATACCAAGATGAAGACATCAAGTTTACACTTTATAGAAGAGAATTCAGTCAATCAACTGGAACTGTAACTCTTACAAATGAAGATAACGAGTTCTTGACTCTTTCAAATATTACTGGTGACTTCCAAAATGGAGAACTCGTATACGTACTCAAATCTGTCGGCGGTGGAACATCAAATACGATATCTCTTTCTGCTGGAAATACTACTTCTACAGGGACAGCACTTTCAACTACATACAATCAATATGACTATGTATATGTTGAAAGTGGCGCAAATAAAGATTTAATGAAGATCGTAGAAGCTCCTACGTCGGGAGCTATGATATTTGATAAACCTTCTAAATTTACCGGATCATTTATTGCAAATCCTGCTGTAATAGGTAAAATTGTTTACTATACCAATAGAAATCCTGAACTTATGATACTCGAAGGTTCATCAGCAAGTCTAACTAAGGTATTATCTCCTGGTGATACTATTGTAGGATTTGTAACTGAAGCATCGGCAACAATTTCAACAGTTGATAATGTTGAATTGAGTTACATGCAACCAATCATATTAAAAACAAATAACAGTGTTACTGATGTTACAATGACTGGTACATTCACAGATCCTTCAGATACTGATGTGACATATACAAGAAATATTCCATTTAATAATAAGACAACATTTAACGAAAAAGGCTGTATTATTTTCAGTAAATCAAATGGTGTTAAACCGTTTGACATAACATTAACTCTTACTAATGGAAATAATACTACCGCATCACCATTTGTAGATGTCGAAACTGCTACTATGTTAGCATATCAATATAAAGTTGGTGCTAATACAGATAACACTTCTGCATATATTTCACGGACAATTGAATTGGCTGAAAATCTAGATGCAGAAGATTTTATTCTCTACACTACAGCATACAGACCCTTAAATACAAGTATTAATGTTTATGTCAAAGTTCAACATGCTTCTGATCCAGTTGCATTTGAACTAAATGATTGGATACCATTAGAATTAGTTGAAGGTGCTGAAGTTTATTCATCAACAAGTAATACTAATGATTTTAAAGAGTTTGTATATAAATTACCAGAAACTGAAAAGGTCGGCGGTGTATTAACATATTCCAATACTTCCGGTGAATATTCTGGTTATAGAAAATTTGCTGTAAAGATAGAATTTATAGTTGATGAGGTATCCGGAAGATTACCAATCGGTTCAATACCAAGACTTCTCGATTATAGGGGGATTGCACTTACATGATTAGAGACGAAAGAACAAAGGCATTAATTAATACCGATGCGGATGCCCTTTATAAATACAAAATGGAAAGAGATAAAGTACGAAAGATGACTTCTATGCAGAAAGAAATAGATCATCTTTATTCTCAAGTAGAAAATTTATATAAACTCTTAGAAGATAGAATAGAGAAGAATAATGGCAAAATCCGCAATAACTGAAGTATCTGCTAATAATACATTTCAAGTTTGGTTAGACAAAACAAATGAACTTGTAAATCTTGTTCAAAGTGATATAGTTACTGCTTCTCTTGCTTCTGCAAATGGTGACATTACAATCGGTAATGCAACACTTGATGGTAATTTTAGAGCCAATACTATAACTGCATTTGACCTATTAAGAGTAGATTCTATAAGTCCAAATGTTGGATCTACAGCAATAGAATTTACTGCTCCAGTTAATATAGTCACAAACCAGACAGTTTTGGAAAGACTTTCAAGTACAACTGGCCCGAGATTATCATTTTATAATACTATAGACTCTGATTGGCAAATTGGTTTTGAAAATAATACAACAAAGAAGTTTGTAATTACTAATGGCGGAGGTGCTCTTAAATTAGATACTTCCGGAAATCTAGAAATCACTGGTATTTTTTCTGGTACTGCTCAAACCGCAAATACAGTCACTCTTGTCGCTACAAATACCACAAATGCTACACATTTTCCAGTTTTTGTGGATGCAGCAACTGGAAATGAAAATGTAAGAACAGATACTGGTTTTACATATAATCCAAGTACTGGTGCTTTAACTGCGACAGGCTTTGTTGGAGCATTAACTGGTAGCGTCACAGGTAATGTTACAGGAAATGTAACTGGTAACGTATCTGGTAGTGCTGGTTCTGTAACTAGTTTCACAGGTCGTACCACTAATGATCTCAGTGAAGGTACAACTAATCGTTATTACACCGATCCTCGCGCGCGACTTGCAATTAGTGGATCCACAGGTGTCACGTATAATGCTACAAGCGGTGCTATATCTATAGGCCAAGCGGTTGGCATCGGTAACAATGTGCAATTTGCAAATCTTACTACAACCGGAACTATTTCTTCAACTGGCGCAATATCATCAAATGGTGACATTACAGCATTCGCATCATCATCTGATATACGAAAGAAAGAAAATATTGTAAGAATAGATAATGCACTTGAAAAGGTTCTGCAAATAGGCGGTTATACTTACAACTTTAAAAATGATGATAGAAAAATAACCGGTGTTATTGCTCAAGAATTAGAAAAAGTATTACCAGAAGCAGTCTATGAAATAGATGATGAAGCATTTGGCGGAAAATCTAAAGCTGTACGATATGGTAATATTGTTGGTCTTCTTATAGAAGCTATTAAAGAGTTAAAAACAGAATTAGACGAAATAAAAGGAAGATAAAATGCTTTTACCATCTTTCGGCATTTTATGTAAACTTTTTAAAGAAAATGATAAAGACCAGTGTTATGTTAGAGTCAGAATAATATGATTCTAAAATTATAAATAACTAAAAAAGGTATAGTTAAATGTCAAAAATCTCTCAATTAGGTCCATTACTTGCAGATGAAACTGCATCCAGCGACCTTTTTGTTATGGTAAATCTTGTGCAAGGTGACAATGGTACAAAAAATATCACAAGATCTGAACTAGCAAAAGCCTTACAAAAAGAACCTTTTACTAATATCAATATAACTGGTGGCACTATAAACAATGTCACAATGTCAAATAGTGTAATTAATACTACTTCCATTGCAAGTCCTACTATTAGCAATCCAGCAATTACTGGTGGTTCTATTTCCAGTGCTACAATCAATACAAGTACTATAAATAATTCAGCATTAAATCAACCAATATTTGGAAATTTAAATGAATACGCGGCACCGTTAGATGATAATGATGAATTTATAATCCGTGAAGCACAAAATGGATCTACTGTTACAATTAAATTCTCTGATTTAAATGATGAAATTGCAGAGCAGTTAAAGAAAGTAAACAAAGTGTATGTAGCTGCTGATGCTGACGCCGGCGGCAATGGAAGTTATATGAAACCATATCAAACACTAGAACAAGCATTTGCTTTTATGAATTCAATAAATTATCCAATTTCAATTTCAGTAATGCCAGGTAATTACTATACGGAAGGGAATCTTTCACTTCCAGATAAATGTTCAGTCGTGTCAACAAATGGTCAATATGCAACAAATATACATCTATATGATCCAACTAATGGACCGGGTGTAGATTGGTACTTACATGATCCAATCGAAGAAAATTGTTTCTTGGTCGGATCTGGATGCTATATTCAAGGTTTCGGTTTCAGAAATATGAGAGTAGATGATTTTGATGATCCTACAAAAGGATTTGCTGTTGCATTCAGACCAGGTGCTACAATACTTAGATCGCCATATATAAAAGATTGCAGTCAGGTAAGTAACTATACAGAAAGAGCTATTGCGGCGCCGTTAGATCCAGTTAATGCTAATCCTCTTGTTGGTAGAGGTGGCGGTGTTCTTCTTGCAGATCGCGCGGTTTTAGATTATGATACAATTTTCCCATATATGTTAGCTTTTGGTGCTACACCAAGATCGCCAAATGGGATGGGATATGTTGCAAAGAATGGTGCTGGCATTAACGGTATCGGTTCTATTACAATTTTCCAAAGATGTGCTTTCTATGCACTTAATGGTGGTCAAGTCACACTCAATAACTCCGGCACACAATTCGGTGATATATCAATGCGGGCCAAAGGTTTTACCTATGTAGTAGAACCATATGAATTAACTGGTGTAGAAAAGAATGATTTAATTTTTGCAAATACAGCAGCAGAAACAATAGATAATGCACGTGACGATATTATAGAAGATATGTGGGAACGAATATACAGCGACTATGTTGTAGGTCTTGGATATGAAATAGATGAAGCACTTACTAGACGAGATGCAAACAGTTTTATTCAATCAATTTATTATGATTTAATTTCAGCAGGCCAAACAAGTTCTAGAAACTTTGCAGCTTCATTCTTTGACTATAAGGCAGATCACGTATTTCAAGTATTTAATCCATCGGATGAAGATGCAATATATATTGGAAGTGTTTCCGCTATTAGCGGTGAAGGCGGTCTTCCAGATGCAAATACAGTAGAACCAAATTCAGCATATATTGTTTATGATCCGGATGGAGAACCTATAAATATATATAAAGGTGATGTTTATGTTTCCGATGGATCTACTTGGACCAATACTGGTCCTAATGATACAACATTGCTAGATTCATTTATATTTGCATACGAAAGAATGAAAATATATATGTTAACATTGACTGCAGATACAGCGCAGCAGGATATGATCTCTACATTAATTAATAACATTATTATTAAAACTTTGTTGAATCCATCTAAACTATTATTTGGCAGTCTTATTGAAAGTTTGGCACATCAGTTTAACTTGGCGGGCGCAGGTGTAAATAAAAATGCGCTGCCACTTAACTTCAGAAGAGTCGGAAAGCCATTGCCTGCTAGCGGATCAGTATTAAAGGAAGATAGTGGTCGAGTAAGATGGTCAGGTGCAGATGAATTAAACAACCAGTATTTTGCTGGAGGTTTAAAAATTAACGGTAGGACCGGTCGTCTGGAAGGAAGACCTTTCACATCATCAGTTAGAAGATTAGCAAGAAGAGCAGCAAATAGTAGGGTATCAATTACATGACAATAACAAAACTTATAACAAGTCAGGCTCCTGATGCAAAACCCGTCGGAGTTTCTAAATCTATAACTAGTGCTGGTTGGACTACTTTAATAGAAGTGCCAGAATATGAAATACCCGAAGAAACATTCGGCGGGGGAACCATTACTGTACCAGGTGTTGCTGAAATTATCAGCCCTTTACTTATTACTAATATAAGTGCGGCAAGCATCGATGTAGATATACGAATTTATAGAAATACCGATACTACTAACTATTTAATTGCTACACAATTACCAATACCAGCATTTGATATTTTGCCACTTCCGTTAAATGGTCAATTTATTGCTAGTGGTGATAAACTAGAAATTACTAGTTCTGCAGCTAGTGGCATTAATGTGACAATATCTTATACAGTGGGTCAAGCTGAACAGGATGATGTAGACGGAATAGTGGAGACCGTATAATGGCTTTTAGGACAATCCGCGGTAAAACTTCTCTTCTTGGACAAGGATCTAAGTTAGAAACACCAATTAACCTAGACCCTCAAAACTTTGAGGGTGCTATTGTTTATGGTGATGATACATTTGTTTACTATTCAAATGGAACTCTGTGGATTAGATTAAATGAAGGTCTCCAAGGTTTACAAGGACTTCAGGGTATCCAAGGTTTGCAGGGATTTCAAGGCTTGCAGGGTATACCTGGTCAAGGATTACAGGGTCTACAAGGTTACCAAGGTATACAAGGTATTCAAGGCCAGGTAGGTCAAGGTATTCAAGGTATCCAGGGACCTCAAGGCATTCAGGGCGAACAAGGTACACAAGGAATTCAGGGCCCTCAAGGAATTCAGGGCCAACAAGGTATTCAGGGAACTCAAGGTATAATAGGACCTCAGGGTCTCCAGGGATCACAGGGTGTTCAAGGTAATCAGGGTATTCAGGGTCAGCAAGGTATTCAAGGTTCCACTGGTGAGCAAGGTATTCAGGGTCTTGTCGGGCAGCAAGGACTTCAAGGTATACAAGGTTCAATAGGAATTCAAGGTATACAGGGTGCTCAAGGCATTCAAGGAACTCAAGGTATTCAAGGAACTCAGGGAACACAAGGTGAACAGGGTATTCAAGGAACTCAGGGTGAACAAGGTATTCAAGGAATACAGGGTACTATAGGACCACAAGGAATACAAGGAACTCAGGGGAACCAGGGAACTCAAGGTGTTCAAGGAACTCAGGGGAACCAGGGAACTCAAGGTGTTCAAGGTACACAGGGTATTCAAGGTACTCAAGGGCCACAGGGTATTCAGGGACTTGTCGGTCAGCAAGGACTTCAAGGTATACAAGGTTCGATAGGAACTCAAGGTATTCAAGGTACACAGGGGACACAGGGTATTCAGGGGCCACAGGGTACTCAAGGTGTTCAAGGTATCCAAGGATATCAAGGAATTCAGGGATCTCAAGGTATTCAGGGGCCACAGGGTACTCAAGGTGTTCAAGGTACTCAAGGTCGCCAAGGTCTTCAAGGAACTTATGGGCCATCATTAACAATTATCGGATCTGTTCTTGATGTTTCAAATTACACACCCCCAGATGATGAACAAGATGTTTTAAATACTGCATTTAACACTGCAGTTGCGGGCAATGGTGTGATAGATCAAGCATCTGGCAATCTCTGGGTTTATGATGGTGTTAATTGGAACAATGTTGGACAAATTCAAGGTCCACAAGGCGCCCAAGGTACACAGGGTATAACAGGATCAGGAATTCAAGGTATTATTGGAAGCCAAGGTATTCAAGGTAATCAAGGTATCCAGGGGCCGCAAGGAACTCAAGGAACTCAAGGTATCCAGGGACCACAAGGTATCCAAGGACCTCAGGGTATTCAAGGTTCTATTGGCATTCAAGGTATTCAGGGTCCACAAGGTATCCAAGGGACACAGGGTACTCAGGGTATTCAAGGTTCTATTGGTTCCCAAGGTATTCAAGGCTCTATTGGTTTCCAAGGTATTCAAGGCACTCAGGGTGAACAGGGTGTCCAAGGTATACAAGGTTTGATAGGAACTCAAGGTATTCAGGGACCACAGGGTATTCAAGGAACTCAAGGCCGACAAGGTATTCAAGGTCTATTTGGTATTCAAGGTAACCAAGGTATTCAGGGTAACCAAGGTATTCAAGGTCTATTTGGTATTCAAGGTATTCAGGGTATTCAAGGTTCTATTGGTATTCAAGGTATTCAGGGACCACAGGGTATTCAAGGATCTCAAGGTATTCAGGGTATACAAGGATCTATTGGCGCTCAAGGTATTCAAGGCACTCAAGGTATTCAAGGCACTCAAGGTATTATTGGAAGCCAAGGTATTCAAGGTAATCAAGGCATCCAGGGGCCGCAAGGTATTCAAGGCGCTCAAGGTATTATTGGAAGCCAAGGTATTCAAGGTACTCAAGGTACTCAAGGTATACAAGGTCAAGTAGGACAGGGTATTCAAGGTTTACAAGGACCTCAAGGTCAACAAGGTGTGCAAGGAACTCAGGGCCCGCAAGGAACTCAAGGTGTTCAAGGTCAAATCGGTCAACAAGGTATCCAAGGCTCTCAGGGTGTTCAAGGTATTCAAGGCATTCTTGGTAATCAAGGTATTCAAGGTATTTCAGGATTTGTCGGAGCAGTAGGTTCTCAAGGTGTCCAAGGTATTCAAGGTCTATTTGGTAATCAAGGTATTCAAGGCCGTCAAGGTATTATAGGGCCAATAGGTGTTCAAGGTCTAAGAGGCGCTCAAGGTGTCCAAGGAACTCAAGGAACTCAGGGTGTTCAAGGTTTACAAGGTCTTGTTGGCCAAGGTATTCAGGGACTTCAAGGTGTTCAAGGTACATTCGGACCTGCGCTTACTGTTATTGGAAGTATTAGTGTAGCAAGTGATGCGGCACTTAAAATTGCGTTTCCAAGTGCAGTTTCAGGTAATGCTGTAATTGAAACCAGTACCGGTAAATTATGGGTTTATGATGGTGTAAATTGGTCTGAAGTAGGTCAATTCGTTGGAGCTCAAGGTATTCAGGGGCGCCAAGGTGTTCAAGGCATTCAGGGACTTGTTGGTCAAGGCATACAAGGTATTCAGGGACCTCAAGGTACTCAAGGTCTACAAGGTGTCCAAGGAATTCAAGGTTCAACTGGGTCTCAAGGTAGACAAGGTGTCCAAGGTATACAAGGTCTTGTGGGCCAAGGCCTACAGGGGCTTCAAGGTCGACAAGGTATACAGGGTGTTCCTGGGTCATTTGCCGCTCAAGGTATCCAGGGTGTTCAAGGTATATCCGGTCAAAGTTTCAATCAAGGCCTACAAGGTGTTCAGGGTACACAAGGCCGTCAAGGTTTCCAGGGAATATCGGGTCAAAGTTTTAACCAAGGTGTTCAAGGTGTTCAAGGGCAATCTGGTTCCGCAGTATTACAAGGTTTCCAGGGACTTCAAGGTACCGATGGTTTGTTTGCAGGACAAGGTATTCAAGGTCGCCAAGGTGTCCAAGGCCAATCTGGATCTGCTGTTGCTCAAGGTTTCCAGGGACTTCAAGGTACTTCAGGCTCTGCTGTTGCACAAGGTTATCAAGGTATACAAGGACAGTCTGGATCTGCTGTAGCCCAAGGTTTCCAGGGACTTCAAGGTACTTCAGGGCAAAGTTTCAACCAAGGCTTACAAGGTGTTCAAGGACAATCTGGTAATGCGGTTGCTCAAGGTTTCCAAGGACTTCAAGGTACTTCTGGTCAAAGCTTTAATCAAGGTCTCCAAGGTATTCAGGGTGTTCAGGGCGGCGGAGGTGTTATTGGTAACCAAGGTCTACAAGGTCGCCAAGGTGTCCAAGGAACTATTGGTGGTCAAGGTATTCAAGGTCTTTCAGGTGTAAGTTTCAACCAAGGTCTCCAAGGTCTACAAGGTCGCCAAGGTGTACAAGGAACTATTGGTGGTCAAGGTCTTTCAGGTGTTGGTGCTAACGGTTCACAGGGTATCCAAGGTATCCAAGGTATTCAAGGTCGCCAAGGTATTCAGGGTACTTTAGGTCTGCAAGGTATAACAGGAGTTGGGTCACAAGGTATTCAAGGGATCTTTGGTATCCAAGGTATTCAAGGTACTACAGGTGTTACTGCCGACCAAACAGTAAATACTTCGAGTAACGTACGATTTAACAGTCTTGGGGTAGGAACTACCGCATCTGGAACTGCAGGTGAAATTAGAGCAACTAATAATATTACTGCTTATTATTCCGATGATAGACTTAAAACTAGACTTGGGTTAATTGAAAATGCACTTGAAAAAGTTAAAACACTTGATGGTTTCTATTATGAAGCAAATGAAATTGCTCAGAGAATGGGTTACAAACCAATAAGAGAAGTCGGTATTTCTGCTCAGAAAGTGAAAGAAATTTTACCAGAAATTGTTGCTCCAGCTCCAATTGATGAAAGATATCTGACTGTAAGATATGAAAAAATAGTTCCACTTCTAATTGAAGCAATTAAAGAACTATCTGTAAAAATTGAAAGTCTGGAAGGGAAATAAGTAATGACCCTTCCACTATTTCCTAACGGAATATCAACAAATCAAATGAATGTCGAGTTGGCAAGAACTGACACGACAACTCTGACTATGAATGAAAATATTGTTCGGGATATGCTGGCAGGAGATACGCCAAATCTTGCGGCAGCACCATATGCAAATTTATCACAAATATCATTTTCGGATGGACACGGAAAAGATGCACCATTTAGAGCATCAATTTCTACTAATGCAAATGATGTTAATGTTAGAACATATTTAATAGGACTTGGATGGGATCAAGCTAAAAGAGTTGTATTAACAATAGATTCGGGTATTACGGTATCAACAACCAGTTCAGGTGCAGGTTTTTATGCCCTTACAGTTTCTGGCTCATTTCCTAAAGGTATTCGTATTGTTAATAACGGTACTATAGCAGGAAAAGGCGGTCCTGGTGGAAATGGTGGTGGTTCTCCAGCAACAAATTCAACATCATTACGAGGTACTGCTGGAGGTTCTGGAGGTGCTGCATTATATGCTAGCACTGCGGTGACTGTTATTAATAATGGTACTATAGCTGGTGGTGGCGGCGGCGGCGGCGGCAGTGCTGGTGTATATGCTGTTATGACTGCAAATGCTAAAAAGTTATGGGCCGGGGGTCCTGGCGGTGGAGGTGGTGCAGGCGGCACTGGAGGTACTGGAGGTACTCGCGGCACAACAACATGGCAATCTCCTATTATTCCTGCAATAACATATCCGACAAATGGTTCTAGTGGCACTGCCACAGCAGGAGGAAGTGGTGGTGATGGTGGTAACTATGCATTTAATGATGGATCCGGTGGTAGCGGCGGGTTGATCTGGTCAAATCCACCAAATGGTGGTAGCGGTGGGGCTTTGGGCAGTGCCGGAACAAGTGGAAATTCTGCAGGCGGGGCATTTGGTTCCGCGACTATTGTTAATGGATCTGCAGGCGGCGCTGGTGGAGCTGCAGGTCTTGCAGTTAAAGGGTCAAATTATGTTACTTTTTCTACATTAGGAACTGTAGCAGGCGGGACAGAAACAGTTTAATAGGAAAACAACATGCAAATCAAATATACATATAAAGTATTAAATGTTGATACAAATGGAAGAACTATGGAAGTTAAATATACATCACCAACTCATGGTGATATGAATGTATATACAAGAATTCCATATGAAGGTGAAACTTTAGAAGCTGTAATAGTCCAATATTCACCTGTTGCATATTGGATAGAAAAAGATGCAGTAGTTCAAACTATAGATGTTGCAGCTGCATTCGGTGCAATTGATTATTCTGATGAACCTACATTGGAAGAGCGCTCAGGACAAATGAGAGCAATCCGTAATCAACTGCTTCTTCTTTGTGACTATACACAACTTCCAGATGCACCTGCTTCGATCAATAAAGAAGCTTGGTCACTATATCGTCAAGAATTAAGAGATGTGACATCACAAGCTGGTTTCCCAGACAATATTGTATGGCCGACACCGCCTCAGTAATATAAATACTTGTATAGCCGAGTACTCATGAAAGGGGCGCGAAGATGGCAATCAAGATTCAAGGCACTACGATCATCAATGATCAAACTGCTTACATAGATTTAGCTGGAACTACAGCAGTCAAAGTTCCTGCGGGAACAACTGGTCAGCAACCAACTGGTGTTCTAGGTCAGTTGCGCTACAATACTACAACAAATTCGTTTGAAGGTTATAGTAATGCTGGTTGGGGTTCCATTGGCGGCGGTGGCGGAGCAGGTACTGATGAATTTGCAAGAACAATAGCATTTTTAGGATTATAATATGATACCTGTAAATAGTCTCATTACAAAATTAAATTCTGCTATAGCAACTGGTGGATTGACTAGTCTTGAATTAGCACAAGTTTTTGGTGCAATAGAATCAATAGAAAAAAGTGGTATAGGAGTTGTTACTGCAACTTTAAATTTACCGCCTGCTGCCAATAATAAAGGTAGATTTGTATACATCACTTCTGAAAGTAAATATGTATATAGCAATGGTATTACTTGGGACATTAATAATATACTTAGATTTCCAGATGCCAATGGATATGCATGGGGCACCGCTGTCTATGGTAGACTTGGCGATGGTACTACTGTTGCTAAATCATCACCTGTTTCTGTAATAGGTGGTTTTACAGATTGGGTTCAACTAAATGCTGGCTCTCAACATAGTTTTGGTATTCGTGCAAATGGGACTGCATGGGCGTGGGGTGCCGCCACCTCGGGAAAACTAGGTGATGGAACAACTGTTTCTAAATCATCTCCTGTATCGGTTGCAGGTGGGTACACTGATTGGGTTCAAGTAAGTGCAGGTGCCACACATAGTCTTGGCTTAAGAGCAAATGGGACTGCGTGGGCATGGGGCGCTGGTACAAACGGAAGACTTGGTGACAACACTGCAGTAGCAAAATCGGCTCCTGTATCGGTTGCAGGTGGTTTTATAGATTGGGTGCAAGTAAGTGCTGGCGCCATTCATAGTCTCGGTGTAAGAGCAAATGGAACCGCATGGGCTTGGGGTTCTGGTGCAAGTGGTATTTTGGGGGACAATACCACAGTATCCAAATCGTCTCCAGTTTTGGTGGTAGGTGGCTTTACAGATTGGATTCAAGTAAGTGCTGGTGCCACACATAGTCTTGGCTTAAGAGCAAATGGAACTGCTTGGGCATGGGGGCCGAGCACAAATGGCAGACTTGGTGATGGAACAATAGTTTCTAAATTGTCTCCAGTTTCAGTGGTAGGTGGTTTTACGGATTGGATTCAAGTAAGTGCGGGCGGCTTGAGCAGCGGGCATAGTGTCGGTCTTCGAGCTAATGGAACTGCTTGGGCATGGGGTTATAATACTAACGGTCAATTAGGTGATGGTACGGTTTCATCTAGAACATCACCAGTATCTGTAGTTGGTGGTTTTACAGATTGGGTTCAAGTAAATGCCGGGACCTCTAATAGTGTCGGTCTTCGAGCTAATGGAACTGCTTGGGCTTGGGGTGCTGCTATTTTAGGTGACAACACGGCAGTAGGTAAATTGTCTCCAGTATCTATAGTGGGATCCCTCAATTGGGTTCAAATAAGCACAAATGTTGCCCATATGTTAGGAATTAAAGCATGACAGCAATATTAAATATTATTGAAATTATAGTAGATAAAATTACTAATTCTACAACAGAACAAGAATTTCTATTCCTTTCTAAGATTATAGAAAAATTAAATGTAAATAAAGTAAAAACTGTAACTTTATATACAGATATGTTTGATGATTCTTATACATATGGTGATCTGTATTTTGTAGAAACTGAAAATTCTCTATATTATAGTTTTGGCCCTAATAGACTTAAGGTAGTAGAAGGAAGTCCAAGTCTATTCTCATTTGGCGAAAATGGATCTGGACAATTAGGCGATAATACCGGTATAGGAAAGCAATCACCAGTTTCAGTAGTTGGTGGTTTTACAGATTGGATTTATTCGAGTTCTGGATTTAGTCATAATCATGTAATTAGATCTAATGGTACTTTATGGGGTTGGGGATATAACGGCAACGGCCGAATAGGTGACAATACTGTTACAGTTAGATCATCACCTGTATCTGTTGTAGGTGGTTTTACAGATTGGACAGAAGTAAGTGCTGGAAATGCATTTTCTCTAGGTTTAAGAGCAAACGGAACTGCCTGGGCCTGGGGTAATAATACTAGGGGCCAATTAGGTGATGAAACAATAGTTTCTAAATTATCTCCTGTATCTGTAGTCGGTGGTTATGTTGATTGGATTCAAGTAAGTGCTGGGCCAGCCTCATTCCCGCATAGTGTAGGTTTAAGAGCAAACGGAACTGCCTGGTCCTGGGGTAATAATGGTAACGGACAGCTTGGAGATAACACTTTAGTATCCAAATCTTCCCCTGTATCGGTTGTAGGTGGTTTTACAGATTGGACACAAGTAAGCGCCGGAGGTTACCATAGTTTGGGAATTAGAGAAAATGGAACTGCGTGGGCGTGGGGAGCGAACACAAATGGAAGACTTGGTGATAATACTACAGTAGGTAAATCGTCTCCAGTGTCAGTAGTTGGTGGGTACACTGATTGGGTTCAAGTAAGTGCAGGTGATCGTCATAATCTCGGTATAAGAGCAAATGGAACTGCTTGGGCATGGGGTTATAATCTATATGGAAGACTTGGCGATGGAACGACTGTTTCTAAATCATCTCCTGTGTCAGTTGTAGGTGGTTTTACAGATTGGGTTCAAGTAAGTGCTAATATACATAGTGTAGGATTAAGATTAAATGGTACAGCATGGGGCTGGGGTGGAAATGGTAGTGGCCGCTTAGGTGATGGTACTGTTACTAGTAGATTATCACCAGCATCTGTCATTGGTGGATTTGGCAATTTTAATGATTGGGTTCAACTAAATGCTGGTGGTGCATTTAGTGTCGGTATAAGAACATTATAATATAAGGATTAAGTAATATGTCATATGGAATAGTACACAAAAATAGAGTAGTTGTAGGACCAATGGCTTGGTCCCAAAAGTATTTTACATCAGCTCTTAAAATTCGTCATAAAATAGATGCAAATATACCTGGCATTGAACCAGAAATATTGCCATATGTAATTGACAATGATACTAAAATTCATAGAGTTGTCGAAAATAGACCAGAATTAAATACTATGATTCATTATTATTATGGCCCAATTTGGGATTTTTCTAATGATATTATAATTGCAAATTATGAAGTAAAAGATATTTCTATTGAAGTTGCAAAAGATAATTTTAGATCGGTATTGGCATCTGAAAGATACAAAAAAGAAATTTCAAATACTAAATTGACTTTACAAAATCTTGAAATAACCATTGATACCTCCCGAGAAAGAAGAAATGTATACATACAAAAGTTTTTAACTATGAATGATGGTGAAGTAATAAATTGGAAATTTTCCGAAGGTTGGTTAACTATATCTAAAGAAGAATTAAGTATTATAGCTAAAGCATGTGCAGATTATATTCAAGATACATTTAATTGGGAAAAGTCATTAAATGAGCAAATTGATTCTTGCTTAACTACTGAAGAACTTTTAAATTTAGATTTTATTAACAAATTGGCTTAAGTATAATGGTATCAATAGTTAAAACAAATGCTGTAACAGAATTAGGTACATTAATAAGTGGATTATCTCTTTCTACCGAGACAACCAGTGAATTAGTTTTAATCCTAAAGACTGCATCTTTGGGTGATGTAGATTCTTCAACAATAAAAACAGAATTATTATCTAGATTAAATTCTGCTAATACTGCTACTAGTTTGGAAGAAATTGCTACATTAACAGCAGCTCTTCATCTTATAACTGAAAATAGAACAATTTTTGTAACAGATTTAACAGATTTAACTTTATTACAAGTAGATCCAGGTACAGTTGTTTTTGTTATAAATGAAAATTTACCATATGTTTATAGAAGTGATGATACTTGGGTTTTACTATTTCCAACATTGCAAAATCCAAAACCTTTAAATAATCTTTGGACTTGGGGTACGAATACTAACGGACAGTTGGGTGATGCAACAACAGTTTCTAAATCATCTCCGGTATCTGTAGTCGGTGATTATGTTGATTGGGTTCAAGTAGAAGCATTATCTTCTCATACTGTTGCTTTAAGAGCAAATGGAACCGCTTGGGCTTGGGGTCTTAATGATACAGGGCAACTAGGTGATGGAACTACAGTTTCTAAATCATCTCCTGTATCTGTAGTCGGCGGTTTTAGTGATTGGACCCAACTTAGTGGTGGATTTAAACACAGTTTAGGATCTC